ACGTTCCAGGCGATCAATGGTGATTTTGAGTGAATCTATCTCAGTATTGATGCGATCCCATTGCTGACGCTCTTCAGCGGTCAATTGCCGCCCTTCCTTTTCGGCCAAAGTATGGAGGCTCTTAGCCTCTTCCCAAAGGCTGGCCCGCCTCTGGCGTAGTTCTACATTTGTAGGCATTTTTATCTCCTAGAAAGTTTGTCTTAGTTCTGTCAATCTCCGCATACGCTCATCTGCCGAGTAGTGGTCATCCGGCTGGGATTCCCAGTGGTCTAACTCTGGCTCCGCTTCTGGCAAACTCGAGTGGTCATCCTCTACGGGTTCCGGCTCAAGGAGATACGGTTGATACAATTCCACGGCAGCATGAATAATTTCGCGCTGCTCATTGGTCAATTCAAGTCCGTGATCGGCGGCTAATACAAGATGTAAAGCTTCCTCACGGGGGTCATTTTCGATTTCCGGCTCCATCATGCTGCGCGCGCCGATGGAAGTCTGCTCGAAAGCCGGGAAAGTCACCGGCGAGACCTCGAATAGTTTAGCCTCTTTCAGCGTGCGTAATGGTAGGTCTTTTTTATCTTCCGGCTCGAACCATTCTTGCTTAATGGTTTGGAAAGCGATGCTCATTTGCGTCACATCGCCGCGTTTGATGGAGGTCACTGCATCACGCCCGGCTTGAGTATCGGGTGGGGTGATTTCGACAAATAACCCCTTATCATCTTCGGATAATGAAAGCGTAGGCGGCTTGGCGCGATTGCGCCCCAAAGGCAGGTCAGTATTATGATTCCAAAGCGCACGGATATCGTTCTCTTTAATCGTCTTCTTGAATGTACCCGGCGCGACCTTTTCACGCCATAAGCCGAAAATGACCGCCTCCTGATTGAATATCGAGGCATAACCAACTAATTTCGGCTGATCGTCATCCTCGCGCAATTCAAAAGCATCGAAGGAAATAAAGCGCAACTCTTTACTAGGTCTCATGGTCTTTTTGTCCTTATCTTTCCATTGCTGCTGACAAACTGCAAAGCGCTGATCATCGTCAGGAAATTCCTCTTGCATAGTATCATTCGCCATGCAGCGGCTCAGAAAATCTTTTTTCGGTTCATCACTCTTCGGTTTCGGTAGCGGCATCGTCGCTGCCCTCCTCGTCCGGTTTTTCTTCTGGTTCTGGTTCTGATTTTGGCGGCTCTTTCCCGATATCGTCTACCGGTATCATTGCCGCGTTCATCAAATAGATTTTACCCTTTCCGCCGGGGATTGGGTTCATATTTTCCAGCTCGCGCCATTCATCGGCATTGACAACCCCATTTTGGCGTTGAATTGCTAACCCTTCCTGGCGGGTCTTATAATCGCCTCTCAATAAGCCCTCGACCAAAAATTCCACGAAATATAATTTCTGCTCTTCCGAAGTCAGTAATGTCTTATTGATTTCCTGTTCCCAGCGTACCAACCGAGAGCGCAACGAGTAAATAACAAAGCCGATATTCTGCTGTTCGATGCCGGTGCCCCAGCTCGTGGATCTTTCAACGTCCCCGATCATGTGCGGCGGTACCCGGAATATACGGGCGATCTCGCTCACCTGAAAGCGGCGTGTCTCCAAGAATTGGCTGTCCTCAGGCGCTAATCCCATCTGCGTCCATTTTAGGCCCTCTTCAAGCAAAACCGTGCGATGCTTATTCGATAATCCGCCTTGATTGGATTCCCATTGGGCGCGTAATCTATCTGAGGCCTCTTTCGATAAATGTCCTGGATGTTCCAGGATACCGCCTGGTCGCGAATCGTTGGCAAAGAAGCGCGCCCCGTATTCTTCGGCGGCCATCGTCAATCCCAACGCCTCGCGCGCCTGGCTGATAGGTGACAATCCCAACATCTCGCTGATATGTAGCACCCGATCTGCTCTCAAATTCTTTGGGCTTTCATTGGGCAGCGTGACTTGATAGATTAATTCATTGCGTTTATTGCGCCCCATCAAGACGCGCATAGGCGGCAAAGGCCAGAGCTGTTTGATTTCCCCGGCCCCATTGCGCACCACCTCGGCATAGCAATGACCCCATAGCAATGAATGCGCCAGCATGGTAGATCGGAATTCTACGCTGGTCATCTCGGGATTGGCGATATCATGCAAAACTGAATACAGTGGATGATTTGGCGCTCGTTTCTTGCCTTGATCCAATCTCCGGTATAAAATCGCTGGCAATGAAGCGAATGTCTCGGAAAGTAGACTTATACAGGCATAAACAGCAGTTAATTGCAGCGCGGTTGAGGGATTTACGACCTTTCCGGTCACTGCCGGGATGCCTCCCAGGATATTCGCCAGAGTAGTACCGTTGATTGGCATATCGCCTTGCAAGGCGCGCCGCTCCAATAACTGATCTAAGAAGGTCATGCAGCCCTCCCACCAAATAGGCTGATCGCCATGAAAATCAAACCATCGCAAATAAAAGCCGCGGGGGGATAAATTTGCCATATCCCGGCAGTCAAGAGTCCCATTCCCAGCAGAAATATAGCCAGATTTGCGCCGATTTTCATAGCACGATCAAGCCTCGATCTTCATAAACCGATCCGCGCGAAATATAGAAGCGCGCCCGCGCCATCGCCGTGATCCAGGCTGCTACCAAGTCGATGCGCTTGGTTCGGTCCACACTTTTACCTTTATGCTCTTTGACATATTTCAGGTAGCCCTGCCCATTCTTTGCTACGCTGGTATTACCGAAGCACCAGCGCGCTACCGGATTGGCCTCATGAGTCATATTGCCGCGTAAGATGTCACCCTGGATCAATTTGATTTCTTCCCCCTCTTTGGGTTCGCCTGTTTTTTCGATTTTAACCGGCTCGGCTATGGCAGGCTTCCCCTTGAGCAAGATTTCTGTCAAGTTGAGCGCGTCCGAAAGTCCTACAAATGTTTGCGGCACATTGACCACGGTAATTCCAAATTTCTCCAGGCGCTGAAGCAGCATAGTCGCCATTGCCTGATCAGCGCATAACTCAATTATATTGTACAATTTCACCAATTCCAATACCTTATTTTCAATGACTGAATAATCGATCACGTTGCCATCTGTCGGAGTAATCCAGCCGCCCTTTGCCCATTTGTCATAAGGCACATGATCTATCTTGATACGATCTTCCATGTTATCGCCGGGAATCCAAGATTCCCAGATCACGCGCCAATCCATCTGGTCACCCTGCGGCGGGAAAATCAGAGCCAGCGCGCTTAGATCGGTAGTAGCTGACAAATCCAATCCCATATAACAAGCTCGCCCTACCAAATCCATACGATTCCAATTGCCAACCGTTTCATCGAATAATTTCAATGGCAGCCAGGTCGTCAATTTAGTGGTGATCCATTGGTTGAGATCCAGCCAGCGGAATAGGCGTTCATTGGCTGGATTATTCTTAGCCATAATTGCAGCTTCACGCATGGATTCGATTGATTTAGCTACGCCCAGGCTGGGATTGGCTTTATACCAATTCTCCTCGTTATAGATATCGTCACCTTCGTAGTTGTAAATCACCACATACCAGGTCGGATCGACAATCTCACCGGAAAGCACCTTCAAAGCATATTCGTGCACTTCCCAGCAGATAGAGACCCGATCTGGATCGTCGCCTGCCGTAGTGATAAACAACCAAATAGGTTGCCTTCTTGTCGATCCGGCTTCATAGGTCATCACGTCATATAAATCGCGATTGGGCTGGGCGTGTAGCTCATCGAATATACAGGCGCTAATTTTGAACCCGTGTTTTGTAAAGGCTTCCGCACTCAGAACTTCATAAACTGTCCCCGATTTTTTATCTTCAATAACTTTTATGGAATCGGCAATTCTTGACCGTTCGGTCAATACCGGGATCATCTGCACGGTTCGCTTTGCCGACTTATAAACGATGCTGGCTTGCTTTTTGTCTGCTGCGCAACTATATACCTCGCCAAACTTTTCGCCATCCGCATAAAGATGATAAAGAGCCGCCCCAGATGCCAATTGGCTTTTCCCATTCTTTTTGGGGATTTCGAGATATACATATTTATATTGGCGGGTACCATCCGGTTTGAGAGTACCATATACATCCCAAATGATCTGCCGTTCCCAGGGCAACAATATAAATGGTTGCCCATAGAACTGACCATCGGTGTGTACCAGGTTCTCGAAAAACCGGACTGCACGACCGGCCAGCCGCTCATCGAACATCATGTTTTATCTTTTCCTCGAACTCATCCAATATCTCATCCATCGGATTAATCGGCTTTGGCGGTTCTTTCATGCCAGGCACCGCGCCTGTTCTGGCTTTCGGCGTAAGGTACATTAGCTGTCGCATCTTATTCAATTGGTCGCGCTTGCGATCAATGCGTGCATCCAGTTTGATTACCGCGTCGAAGGCATCCGTAATTTTGATGGCGATGTAAGCCGCCTCGTCTTGCATGTGCTGAGTTTTCATCTCATCATGCTCAATGCCCAGCTCTAACCAAACTTGATAAGCTACTGTGCGCATGTTGCGAAGCTCTTCCATCTCGTCCGTAGTGATGCAGTAATCCTCAACCAATCCATAATCCAGCCCGGTCACAATCTCTGCATCCAATTCCGAATATAGCCTCATCAACTTGCGCCAAGTTGCAGAGGCGATTTTGTTATCTCTCAAACGCGCTGGTGGCCTCATGGGAAGTTTCTGTTGAGGGCGCAAAGCTTCATCACGCTTTTTATCGGCGCGCTTGCGAGCATTCGTATATGCTCCAGTTTTCAAGTCAGTAGGCTTTTTAATTGGCATCTGAATAGCCTTTTTCTAAAAATTTATTTGCGCGGACT